GGGACGTCGGTGCAAATCCGGCTCCTGCATCCAAAAAGGAGAAAATATGTTTTTTGTTGATCTGCTTCTTCTGCTTTTGATTGGCTTCTTCGGTGCAATGATTCTTGCTCTCGGCTGGATGGCTGGTGTTAATATCTCCTATCGGTTGAATAGCAAAAAAGCAAAAGGTGATTAACGCTTTGCTTTTTTGATTATGATTCCCAGAAAAATTGGAATTGTATAAACTAGTGCCCATAAACTGTTTATATTCAGAATATCACATGGAATAGTAATTAAGCCGATTATGAATTTCCATATTGCTTGGAACAGCATAATGGCTCCATCTATTATTGTTACCAATGAGGTGTACTCCTTGTCATATTATGAAATAGTTTCTGAATGCTTTAAGAATCCTGTATTTTTTTGGGGCCTTTTGACTTGGATGTCTTTCGTTGTAGGAGGTTCCTTTTCTTTGGGTTTTATTCTTGTGAAGTGGATTATCTCTTATCGGCTTCATGCTAAGAAAAAGGACTAGTGTTTATTCTCAAATATCTTTGAATGAATATCTAATTGTTTATCCAGTTCATCTATTTCGTTCATTAGATCTTGCCTTTTAGTTTTTTCCATATTGGGCCGAATTAGAAATGTATATAATCCTATAACAATTCCTATTGGCCAAAATATGAATAGCATTATTATTGTTTCTATACTGCTTTTTACCCAATATGTTTGCGTCATATTATCACTCCTTTAGAGGTGATGAGCGTGCCTAAGAGAATCATATCATGTATTTTAATTATTGCAACACTAGTTTCTATATTTGCTATTTCAGCTTATGCTGATGTTGCTGATTCTTTTTCATATACTACAAAAAAGTTTCTAGAATTTATAGATTATGCTGGACATTTACCGGGTGAAACCTGGAAATTTTCTGAATGGTGGACGGCTTTGACTTCTGGTGACGATGATTCTACCGCCTATTCCACCTATGTTTCCTCCGTTAATTCTGAACTTGGCACAACGACATTAGTAACAGGCGGGTATAGGCGATTTTATACTATTACTAACATAGTTGGTACAAATACACTTACTTCTAAATCTTCTGTTCCTGCACAAGCGTTTTCTTTTAGTAATGGTTCTGCTGTTCATGTATGCCTTGACGTAAACGCTCTTCCTGTATCTACCTTGTACAATTATCGTTTTGGATATACCGGTACTTTGGTTAACTGTTATTTTACTCAATATAATACTACGTTATATTCTGGTGCGGGAAGTAATATAGGCTGGTGTAATTATACTACCGTATGGTTGTATAATACTTCTTCTGGCCCTATGTCTGCTAATTGTCAGCTATACATTGATTGTACGCCTGCTAGTGGTTCATTTACTACGACAGTTAACACATCTTCTTCTACTCGTCCTACCACGCTAGTTTCCAATAATTATGTGACCTATGGTTACAATGATTCTTCTAACGTTCTCCATACTGCTCCTTCCGGTACAGTTATCGTAGATGAGACGAATAATCAGGTTTATAACCCTGTTACCGGCGAAACGACAGCTATAACTAATTGGGTTTATGATTATTCTACCCGTACTTATACGGTAACAACTGCTGCTGGTGGTACTATCACGATAACTTATGGTGATGATGCCATAACGTGGAATGATGGTGCAAACACTTATAGCATCCTCTATGTTACTGGTACAGATTCTTCCAGTACGGAAACAACAACTTCTACGGATTCTTCGTCTGATCTTAACGCTATTAATAAATGGGCTTCTGATAAATCTCATTCCGGTGATATAAGCGGCATGAACTGGAATGATTTCATGTATGTGTTTCTGAATCTGTATTCGAATCTTCGTGACCATTTTCAAACTGCATTTCCCGCTTTTGCGAGCACTATGAATACAGACCTGGAGGAAATTAAAAATTCGCTCGGCTTCGGCAATTCTGCTTCTGATGATGTAACTTTAAAAAGTTTACTTCAAAGTATGCAGACAACGCTTCAAAGCATCAGTACTAACACTGCAAATACGGCATCCAATACTTCTACAATAGCATCTAATGAAACCAGTACGGCAACAACTTCAAGTGGTGTCTATGATCCTGTTCCTGCATCTTCTGACGGTGATTCCGGTTTCTCTATTCTGGATTTGGCAAAGCAATTATCAAAGGGTGCTTGGAAGATTGTTTACGGTGGCGTTGGAATCGCTTTCGGTAGCATAACGGGAATTATCAACGCTATTTCTTCTCTTGGTGATATGAATGATGCATACGATCATTCCAGTGCCGTTTATGGATTCTATAACTATACGGGGGCTGACATATGGGATTAATAGGTTCTGTTACTGCCGTTATTACGTTTATTCATGATCTGTTCGCTATTCTTCCTGTTGCTCTTCGTATCTTAATCGTTGGCGTTCCTGCCTGTCTAATTTATCTCGGTATTCTCAAGATGATTAGAGGCGGTGGTTAAACCATGATTGCGGCGTTGTATGCTCTGTTTGTCTGGATGCCTACTCCCCTTAATGTTATCTGCATGGGAGTTATGACCACGTTCTTCTTCATCACATTTCTTAGGATTCTTGCATTGATCAAGTCTATTATTCCTTTCGTTTGAGGTGATTTCATGACTCTGTTACAAGCTATCGGACAGCTTATTTCTAAGTCTTGGGATTTCTTTACGGATATTACCGTACCCGGTATGACGTTTTCATTTGCTCAGTTATTCGTAGGAATATTCCTCGCTGTATTCTCTCTGAGGATTCTTTCTATGATGTTAAGTGTTTCTTTCAGTGCTAATGACATTATCAATGGTGCTAATAACTTAACTTCTTCTTCAAGTTCTGGTTCTTCTGGCTATCGTGCCGGTTCTGGCAGTTCGGCTAAAATATCTGCTGAACGTCGTAACGATCAATTTTGAAAGTGCGTTTACAAAAGTGTACTTTTAGGTGGTGTTTGAATGAAAGAGATTTTAACTGCTATTTTCGGTACATATGTTCCTCTGCAAAATCCTGACGGCGGTGCTTATGTTCTCGGTGTTGCCGGTGTTGATTGGGTATGGATTGCCGGTGTTGCTCTGTTCGCTATCGTCCTGCTTTCCTTTTTTAAGTTGGTGGGGGTGCTATTGAAGAAATGAGTGATATGATCGCTTTTTGTCAAGCTATGCTGACGAATCTCTGCACATTTCTCATTACTCCCCCTATATTTTATCTGTTCGGACTTGTATGCTTTTGCTTCGTCTGCAAGGGCTTCAAGATATTGATTTCCCATTAGGAAAGGAGGTCATTTGAACGGCTGAAACTGTCACTATCGCTACTCTGCTCACTTCCATCGGTTCCGTGTTTACTGCGGCTCTCGGCTGGGTTGCCACGGTAGCTACTACTATCGCGGCTCAGCCCATTCTCCTGCTGGCTGTTGTCGGCATTCCCCTCTGCGGCCTTGGCATCGGTATGTTCAAGCGTCTGCTCGATGCCCGCGCCTAATCGCTATTTCCCGGTAGCTAAATTCTCGAAGTGTTAAGGAGTTTATAAGATGGCTGATATTATTGCGACCATTACTTCCGTTTTTACCGCCGCTATCGGTTGGGTTGGAACTGTTGCCAGTACGATCGCCGGTCAGCCCATTCTTCTGCTCGCGGTTGTGGGTGTTCCCCTCTGCGGTCTTGGGATTGGGATGTTCAAGCGTCTGTTGTCTACCAGAGCCTGATGATCTAAACGATGCCACGGCAAAAACGCAGTTTGCCGTGGCATCGTTCTATTTACTTCTAAATTTGTTATAATTTGAAAGTGTGTTTTCAAAATGAAAAAAGGGTTTTCTTTAAGTTTGTACTTCGGTATTCCGGGTTCTGGTAAAACCACGTTTGCGGCCTACTTGGCTAATAAGGATATGAAAAAGAACATTCCTGTTTTTTCTAACGTACCTATCACTGGAACTAATAAGGTTGAACGTGGTGATATTGGTAAATTTATGATTACTGGCGGTCGTTTGCTTTGGGATGAAGCTGGTATTGATTATGACAATAGAAAAATGGCTATGAATCTTGACGAAGTATATTTCTATAAATACCACAGGCACTATGAAATGAATGTTGATTTCTTCTCTCAGGGTTTGGACGTTGATATTAAGATCAGAAAGCTTGCTCGTCATATCTATCTTGTGCGTCAATCAATTCTGCCTTTTATCGTTGAAAGAAAAGAGATCGGAAGGAAAGTCGGTATTGATGATATGACTCATCAGATCACTGACGAATACTATTTCAAGCCTGGCATAAAACTGATCTTCTGTCCGCCTCTCTGGAAACTGTTCAACACATACGCTCGTAAAACCTTACCCGATAAGGTATGGGAAAAATGGTAGTCCTGTCGCGTCACTGGTGACGCACGACGGCGGTAAAGTAAAGCCGTGTGAAAGGAGAGGCGGCAATATAAAGAAAAGCCCCACGCCTTTGCAAGCGTGGGGCATGGGCTAAACTTCAAGCAAGTGACGCAACTCATCATCATCATGGCAAAAGGTGTAGAACGTACACCAAAGACAGCAACTCTTGCATTGGCGGGTATTGTGCACCCGCCGCCAAAACTGAAATTTTTCAATAAAGGTACGCAGGCGAAATTTCAAAAGAAGAAAGTATGCGTTCATTGGAATGCTTCTCCTCTCACACTGCGCTAATTCCGGTGAATCTTTTGCAAGTAACGTTTGGGAACTCGTGATTGGTGATTTCGTATTCTTCCGAGCATTCGCTAAAGTGAATGCAGTTTGAGCAATAGCCCTCTGTCGTGAAGTCTATACCCTCTTTAGCCAGGCCTGTTTTGTACCTGAAGTAGAACGATATTCTCTGAAACAATTCTCTCATAGTGCATCCTTTCCCCGTATACCCGATAGGTCAGGTTTTTAAAGCTTGTTTTATTCTTCGACTTCTATATTCCATTCTGAGCAACAGAAAGTTGCGGTAGGTAGTTCGTTTTCAGTAGGAAGGCTATGTAACAATAAGTGCCAATGCGGTACGAATCCATAGTCTGCATATGTCCCTACGTGGCATGTAACTACATCTTTATATGTCGTTTTAATTTCCGGATTGCTTTTGTTCGTCATTGTGACTTTCATGTTTTCCCATCCTTTCAAATTTGAAACAATTTATTACCCAAAATTGAAATTTGTCGAAGCTCGCTCGCGAGCTTCGATTGCTCTCAAAGCTCACGGAATTTTCAAGTAGTCAAGACAAACGCGCCGTAGCGCGTTTCTCGCGAAAAAGTTTTTTATTCCCCGTGAAATAAAAAAGTTTTTCGGTCTTTACTACTTGAAATTTCCGTGGCCGCCGTCGCGCGTAGCGACACCTTATTCTCTCGTCTCTCGTAAATTTCAATTCTCCGCCGCGCGGCTCCTTATGTCTTTCGTCGTTCTCTGCTGGCAGTTCTGTAGGGCGCGCGACACGGCCGCAGCCCTCGCATCCAGCAAAAAAGCGCGCTATGACTTCCCCAATGTCATAACGCGCAATGTATTTTTTGGGTATTTTGAAAGTTCACTTACAAAATAGGATGGAGGTTAAAAATGAGTAATTATAAGTATCTGACGTTCACAGATCGCTTGAAAATTGAAATGCTCTATAACCGTCATGTTCCGAAAAAAGAAATTGCCCGTGAACTTAATTGCTGTCTGAAAACGATATATAACGAAATACCCCTTGGTTTGTACGATCATCTTGAACGTCACTTTTATAAGACGGAGCGTTTTTATTCAGCTGAAATAGCACAAAACAAGCATGATTGGCGAGTTTCTGCAAAGGGTCGACCATTAGCTTTAGGTCATAATTATGATTTTACGAATAATGTCCGCGAATATATTATCGTTCATCATTTCGCCCCTGATGTAATAACGCATCTGCTGAGTAATGCGGGATTCTTCACGGTATCGACAACAACGCTGTACCGATATATTGATGCCGGCTATATCCCCGGCGTATCAAATAGTAACCTTATGTCTAAGCGGAAAAGAAAATATAGCTATATTCCAAAAGTAAAGCGCGCCCCAAAGGGTACAAGCATTGAACTTCGTTCCCATGATATTGATACCAGAGAAGAATTTTATCATTGGGAAATGGATTCTATCATTGGTATGACGAAAGGCACAAAGCAGTCTGCATTAACGTTAGTAGAGCGTAAATCTCAGTATATAATCATTCGTAAAGCTAGAGATAAATCGGCTAGCGAAACAACGCGCATATTAAAATCATTAGATTGTAAGTACACTTTCAAAACCATAACAGTGGATAATGGTTCTGAGTTTGCGGATAATAAAGGTATGGAAAAGAAAAAGGACGGCAGTACAAGAACAAAAGTCTATTACTGCCATCCGTATTCTAGTTATGAGCGTGGTACAAATGAAAACATGAATCGCATGATTCGTCGCTTTGTTCCAAAGGGAAAGTCATTAAAAAATATAAATCAAAAGCAATTGACGGAAATCGAAACATGGCTGAACAATTATCCCCGCCGAATATTAGGTTATAAAACGCCTCAGCAAGTCTATGATGAAAATATTTTTAAAGAAAAATTGTAAATACTATTGACAATTAGCACCCCGCCGCCGGGCAATCCTAAACAAACGGCAGTCGGCGAACACGCGCGGCCCCGCTCTCCGCAGAATATGGATTGACAGATTCTGTTGATTATATTATTTTGGTAATTAAGTCAGCAATGCAAATGTGAGAGAGGGGAAAACGACATGCGGATCACGAAAAAAATTCTGGCGATTCTGTTGGTTCTAGCGCTGCTGCTCGCCGCGCTGCCCGCCGCGTTCGCGGCGGAGCCGGTCTTCCTCACGCGTGGCGAAACCGCCGACGCGCTCCTGACGGCGGCGGAGCGCTACAACCCAGGCGCCGCGCGGAGCGACATTCTCCGCGGCTATCCCGGCGGCGCGCTCGACGAGGACGCCCCCGTCACGCGCGCGCAGGCGCTCGTGATGCTATCGCGCGCGTTCGGCTCGCTCCCGACGCCCGTCGGCGACAACGCCCGCAGCGGTTACGACGCGGCCAATTTCACCGACGTCCCC